GACGCCTTGGAATTGAACCAAGGCTCCTGGACTTAGAAGTCCAGGCGAGGATCTCTCGAGAGAGATATCCACCTCTACGCCCCAACTCCGTACTTTCGGGTACGGACCCGTCACCTCCCTATACTGGGGAGGGGCAGAGACTGGCAGGCCTGAAAGTCGTCGTTTCCGAACGACTTCAGACGGGCCAGCACGTCGTCATAGCGTGCTATTGCCTTTTAATTTGACCATGGTCACCATCACCATGCATTTTGATGAAGGCCCCTCCTATATTGCCATATGGCTCAAAGAGGGGTTCACTGTCCTCGAGTTTTCAGCTATGAACACTCAGGTGGCTATAATAACCACCTGGGCGCGCATCCCATCCAATAATTCCCTTGAGTTGAACTCTTGGGTTGGAGGGCAATGCGTAGATCACTCTTTCTCTGAAGTTGCGAAGGTGACCGGAACCGAGTGCCTCTGAAGTCTAACGACTCCTGAGGATCAGCTAGGCCCTTAAGGGTGAGTGGTTAACACCACTCACTAAGAACTTAAGGATCCCATTGAATGGGATGTGGCCTGACCGGTAGGCGAGAGTCAATACATAGAGCACAAGTGCCCTAAGTAGGAACTACCACCTCATTAACCTTTTTTGGTATCCAGTGAAATTCTGGACTTGATCTAATTACTTAGATACAAATCACGAAGTGATAAGGTGCCTATTTATCGGTAACTATTCTCAAACCGTTGTATCAGACCTATTGGTCAGTAGTAACGCCTTCTGCATTCAATTGCAGTCGGGAACTAGTGATAGTAGTAAGTGTTGAAAATAGAGGCGCACTGAGAGGATTGTTTCGCTGTGCGAGGCATGAAACTCAGGGCACTTGGAAAGTACCAAGAGGTAACAGTGGCCGGCCTGCTCCCTACATTTGTGCTGAACCAGCACTCTTGTAGGAAAGAGAAGCTATGCAAACTAACCAACTAATACGTAAAAATGCTCTTTCGAACATTTTCAAGTACTTCGTTGTGCTTGCAAAATCCTAACCATGCGCTTTATCCCTTAGTGGATTGGGTTAAGGTAGACGCTGGACATTACGCCATCGTCGATCCTATAGATAACCACGCCATCTTATATCTTCCGGAGAAGACATACCATATACAAGTGAGGGTTTCTCTTAATACAGAGACCCCCATGGTGGTGCTTGCTCGTCCCGGCGACAAACCAAATAATACAAATCAAAGTCCCAAGATCCCAGAAACCCCCCCATTCCCTTCTCAGAAAGATCTGAATAAAGGAACATGGAGGAAATTTCTTTCATGGCACCTAAGTTCTTTGACTTCATTAACCGGTGCCAAACGTAAAGGAAGGAAAGACAGCACAGCGGTCTCAATCTCAACTGAAATGTTGAGAACCCTGATGCCTTATTGGGGATTAGATCTCCATTTTAGGCTAGGGGGACCACTGCACCCTACACGGGCTTTTATCCGTGCACTGAGGGATATGGCTAATGCCATGTGTTCAATTTTCCAGAATCAAGGTAGCCAGGCGTTGATCCTTCGAATGAAGGTTAGCCTCTTTTTATTAAATCGCTACCTTGCTGGTCAAAAGAACGACAATCCTTGGTTACTAGATACCCCTGTCGGCCTTGCGCGAAATGGACTACCGAAAACAATTCCCCTCTTAATAAGAAGGAGAATAGTTACGGGTGATGCTTTTTCTATTAGATTGATGACTAGTATCTTCAATGCCTATAAGGCACTTGAAGGTACTCATAAGGAAGGGGACCTTGGATCAGTTACGGGTTTACACCCGTTTCTGGATCCGGATATGTTATCCGGCTTTGAAACCTTCTGTAAAGAAGTTTTCTGGGCCAAGGTAGTACCGTCTTATGTGCCAAAGTCACAACAGAAGAAGCTTTTAAGCCCAAATTTTGCAATTGACGAGAAATCCAACCCCTACATCCCCACTCGAGCAGGACCAAACGCAAGATTTGCCCTTTTTGGGGCTCATCTTGACGCCTGGGCTTGGACACTTGAAGAAGTGAACTGGCCCCTTGAATGGGCGAAGCATGTTGGTGATAAGCGCACGCCGGAAATCTTCCAGCGTTGTGTACAGGGTCTCGATTCTTGCACCATTAACAAATGGATGCAATCTGCTATGCCAGATGGAGCTAATGCTCCAATTCAGGTCGAGTTGTCTAAACTCGAGCTCCTACCGGAGCCAGCAGGCAAGGTGAGAACCATTGCAATCGTTGACTACTGGACACAGCGACTCATGTCACCAGTGCATGATTGGATGATGAAGATTTTATCTCATCTTCCAACCGATGGTACTTTTAATCAGGAAGAGTCCTTACGGACCTTCGCATCCCGTGTGAAAATAACGGGTAATAAGACCGATTCAATCGATCTTAAAAGTGCTACTGACCTAATACCCATCGCATTGTACAGATCCCTCTTCAGAGGTGTGCTGAGTGAAGACACAGTGGAATTATGGATAACTCTACTGACTGACAGAACGTTTCTAGTTCCCGACTCAAAATTAGTCACTCCTTCTCTACGCGGCACTCGTGTCCGCTACGGGAGGGGCCAGCCCATGGGGACCCTTTCCTCATGGCCTTCGATGGCACTCGTGCATCATGCACTTGAGCTATTCGCTGCTTGGAAGACGGGTTTAGACCCTGTCTTCTTTGTGGATTATCGGATCTTAGGAGACGATAACGTGACCGCCAATGAGCTCGTGGCACAGAAGTACCGTGAGGTCGCGGGCGGGCTATGTGTTCCGACGTCCGAGTCCAAAACCCTATCCGGCAGTCTTTTCATTTTCGCTTCTCAGATTTTCAAGGACGGAGTTAATTTATCTCCGCTCTCGTTGAAAGAGGAGCTAGGTATCAAAACCTATTCTCAAAGACTTGAACAAGCACTTCGTGCTGTTCGCCGGGGATGGTTGGACAATGGTCTGACAATAGCACGTTTCTTACGACTCTTGCTCTCACAGAAGGATTATCGTTCTTCTGTTCGAGCTTGGAGTAGTGGGAGACTGGGTAGAATTACTCAGTCCGCCCTGATCAGTGCCTTTGGAGCTTTCAGTAGGTCCGTATTGGACCTACTAGGTATCCAAGGGTCCGGGTTTATGCCCTTCTTACTCGCATTGCGAAATAAGGTAGAGGCCATAGCCGGAGACCAGGGAAGACATGAGCTTGCTCGAGTTCTTGAGAAAGATCTCGAGCGGGCCTATGCCCTCGCCTTAGCTGTAAAGCTAGTGCGTGAGTTCGATCGTGAGATCGAACGGCTTCAGCTTGCTTCCATCCGTTATAGGATGTGGCAAGACGGTATTACCGAGTGCGGCTGGTTGCCGCGCGCGATATACCGGACTGGAGCCGGAGGTAAAGCCCCCGAATTGCCAGGGATACTAGTTTTACCTAGTACCATGGGTTCGGAGTCTCGTGCATCCTTAAGAACCAGGGAGGTTCTCGGTTTAGGCACTAAACCGGTTTCCACGGAGCATGGGATCCCTGTGAAGGGATCTGAACGGAACCTAGGGAATTCCCTAGATTCCGATGGAATCTTTAGCCCTCTTACGAAGGTGATGGATTCAGCTCTATGGCCCGTCATCAAGGACTCGTACCAAACTATGTTTGGTGTGAGTACCATTGATGAATCCACATCTGACTACTCTCTCCTTCGAGAGAATGAGGAGTATGCGGAGGCGACGGAGGGCTGGGCCCTCACGGAGCCGGGTGTCATAGGCCAAGTTAGGTCTGCCCAAGAGCTCTGTCTTCGGGTGAAGAATGACTTAGTCGTTCTTTCCGATGACGAGCTTGGAGATCCATTCGCTCCGCTTGCGGAGCTTGTGGATCGACTTCAAAAGATTTCACGTATCCCCAGTTTTACTGGGCTCTCGAGTTTCTACTCGGAGGTGAAAGAATTTGATTTCCTAACTCCTTGGGTCCAGCACATAAGGATCTTTAAAAAGATCACTATGATGCTTCCTCTGGGGGCGGACTTCACCGTCCCCTTGAGTATGGATGATTTCCCTGTGGGGTCAGTTGGGATAACTGAGGTTACTTCCCTGTTGGACCCAATTCCGACAAAAGCAAAAACAAGTTAAACCATAAATGGTCGCTCGCCGCGTAACGGCGTGGGCGTTAACCCACAAGTTTTCGATCTGCCAGGATTGGTTCGCACTAGGTGTAACAACCTAGACCTCGGTGCAAGTCCGAGGCCTGG